TATCCAAGTTAATAATTGTATAGTGTGATTATTCTATATTAGTTTTGAGTAGAGTGCAAGAGATCCTACAGTGTGGAGTGGAATTTTCCAACGATGTAGCTTTTTATTAAGTAGCTACAGAAACTTGAGGAGCAGCGCCTTCAACACTATTCTGCCTGTGGGCAATTTGAGCTTCTTCAAGCTTGATCTTAGTGATAACTTCTTTAACCTTGTCATCAATTCTGACCATTTCAAGAGTGTACCTATTATTATCTAGGTGCTCCTGTTCCCACTTCAACTCCAAGGACCTTTTTGCTTTGTATAGGTCTTGTATCATTTATAACCTCTTCAAAAGTTATTCTATTAATCCTAGAATCATAATTGTTTCCAAGATCTTCCCATTTTATACTATTTTCTCCTAGCTTGTCAAGTATAGCTAGTTCCACAGCTTTTGCATTATCTTCAGCTAATATTTCAAATTTAGCATGATGATCGTACGCAAAAATATTAATGAGAAGTTGTTTCATAGGTTTATCTTTCTTATTTAGTAAATGAGGCGGGATTGTGTCCCGCCTCAAAATTATCTATTAACTGATTCCAGGAGAACCGAAAATTCCTCTAAAGTCAGAAACACCAAATTGGTATCTTTCTCTAGCTTTGAATCTTAAGTTTCCAGTATCGAAGTCACCTTCCATAGCTGTTTTGATTGGTGTTCTAACGAAATGTTTCATTCCGTTTGGAACATCAGTGATAAGGAAAAACGCATTAGGATCAGTTAAGAAATTGTTCACTCTGTAACCTTGAGGAACCATTCCCATTGATCTGATTGCGTTGATATCATTATCAGCAGTTTGAACTCTGCCTTCTGATTTCATCAATCTTTCAGCTTGGAACTGTAACGCAGAAGGGACAATCATTTTTGTCGCTTTTGCTGCAATTCTTAAACCTCTTTCATCAGTAAACGCTGCAATGTCAATTAATGACTGCTCTAATGAAGTTTCGTTTAAGTCAGCTGCTACAGTTAAAGTATTTGCCGTAGTACCAGCAATTGTCGGGTGAGCCGTGCTAAATAATGAAACACCATCACCTGAAGTGAAAGTACCGAATCCATTAACTAACGGGTTGACCGATTTAACTTGCTTAGTATTAGCCATACTTCTAGCTAACGCTTTTGTATATCTGCTTGACAGTCTGTCATACAGGTTATCTTCCACCGCTTCCTCAGTAATCGCGAAGGCAAGAGCCACAGTTTCCATAGTGTATCTTGCAGTGTAAGTTTCTTGAGCATTGTCAAAAACTACACCTGAACCTTCAGGTTTTACTTGAGCATTAGCGAAACCAGATAACATAACTTCTTCTTCAAAAGCTCTGTCTGATGTTTCTGTTGCATATATCTCAGCATGTTGGTTTTCGTATCTTTTGTATTCCAGTCCGAATAGTGCATTCAGGCCTGGTTCTAGTTCTTTAACTAGTTGTCCTCGTGATATAGCCATATTTTATCTCCTATTCTAACTATTATACGCCAGCTTGAGTTTTTAAGAAGTGCTCATTGATCATTACAACAAAGTTAACGTGCGAAGCAGTTAAATCATTGTTCTTAATGTCTTTTGAAACACCAACCACTCTTAGTTGTCCAGCAGTTGAGTTCAAAGTAGAATCATCTAGCTCGACACCTGAAAGGTGATCGTGTGTACTTCCTACTGCATAAGTGATGTCATAATTCATGAAAACATCAGTTTGTGCAGAAGCTGTTGTGTTGTCTGATTGTATCTCAAATCTTTCGTAAGGATCTGAAGATACAAAGCCTACGATATCTGTAGCAGTATTAGCTGCTAATAGATGGTTCGCAAACGTTGGTTTACTTGTATTCGCGTCAGTAAAGAAAACCCCGTTTAGAGCTCCTAGTAAAGAATTACCTGCCGCTGCTACTCCGATAGTTCCAGTGGCTAATGCCTTTACTGGATCTTGACCGAATATAGCGCCTGCAGATGCTGCAATACTAAATTCTGCTAAACCTTGGTTATCTCTATTCTGACCGATTTTTCCAATTGCTCTTAAGCCGAAAGGACTATCTTGGTTTGCCATAGTTTTTCTCCATTGTTTAATTTAAATGATGAACTAGAAATTGTTAAAAAACTTATTTCTTCGTACCACCAAAAGTTACACGAGTATTTCTATCAACACTGATAGGCATACTTGGATGCTCTTCCTTTAGTAGATCGTTGTCAAAGGCATTTTCGTTATCCTGCGCTTGTTTACGATAGTAATCAGCGTATTGTTTTGCGATCTCTACAGATACTCTAGCGAGCACTAGGCCACCTTGACCGATCACTCCCTTGTACTTACCGTCTTGTACTACAGCATAGTCTGTTTCATTGTATTCATCCGCTCTTACTAATTCAAAGCCAGATCTTATTCTAGCTTGTACATTTTTAGAATCGTCGAATCCCATTGACTCAGCTCTAAGCCATCTGTGTACAAATCCTGCCGGTGCAGGGGGTGCATCTAATAAAGATGGTGGAGCCCAGACTTTTGGTCGAGATGTTTTCTCTCTAGTCTGACTCGCACGTGAAGTTTTTTTATCGTCTATATTTTCCATGCTTATACTCCTTCCGTGATTTTTAATTGTTCCGCATAGTCTTTAAGTGGCACACCTAATTTTTTAGCAATTGCTACCTGTGAGGGTGTGAGTTTCACAATTTTGCGACCTGAAGTTTTATTTACTCGCGTAGCTGAAGCTACAGTTTGAGTAGGTTTAGTCGATTCCTGAGTAGTATTAGTATCAAACTTGTGCGGAAATTCAAGTCTTATTCTTCTATCTACCTCTGAATAATACTCTTCAGCTTCGGTATTAGGGTCATATCCTTCAATTTCAGTCAATTGTCTGTGTATTACTTTTGCTCCCTCAGTCATAACTGCGTCTTTGTTAAACCAACCATTTTTTCTAGCCCAATCTCTTGCTCTAGAATCAACTTGTCTTGGCATTTCCACTTCTTGTTGTTGTTGTGGCACTGGAATTTCAGTTTTCTGTTCAGCTTGTCTAGCTTTTAAATCAGCAAGTTTTGCTTCTTCATAGCCTAGTCTTGAAATTTCTGCCGTTGCAGCAACTTCAGCTTTAAGATCAGTTTCTTCTCTAGCTTTTGCAAGTTTTGCAACAGCTGCTTCCATACCTGATTTAATTCTACTTTCTTTTTCAGTTACAAATCCTGTATCTAATTTTGAAAGTCTAGAACTTAACGCTTCTTTTTCAGCTAAAACACTTCTTGCATAAATTGTTGCGGCTTCTTCTCTTCGCTCCGACTCACGCATTTTTTTAGTTAGTTTAGCTATTCTTCTTTTTACTCCATCAGAGTATTCATCTAATTCTTTCTTTTTTTCTGTATTTTCTTCGCTAGCTTGAACATCAGTTGGCTCATCAGATTTCGCAATTGCGTCATCGGTGCTACCACCGTCTTCAAGTTTTGTTTCACGTTCATTTTCATATGATTTATCCTCCGCTGGTGTTTCTTCGACAATAGTTTCTTCAATTAATTCTTCTTTAACTGAATCTAACTCTATTTCGGCACCTGGTCCGGATGTATCTATGTTTACTGGTTTGTCTGTGTCTTGCATAGTATTCTCCTATGGTTAAAATGTATGAAGTATATCTTCGGGTTTTTCAATGGTTGCTAAAACTTCATCATCATTTAGCAATCTAACTTCCCCACCATCTATAGGTAATCTTGAACCCGCATAACGAGCAAAGATAACCCAATCTCCTTTTTTGCACCAAGGCCCTTCGGGAAATTTTTGTTTATCATAACAGTATGGTCCCATCGAAAGGACGAGTCCACATGTAGATGCAACTTGTTGTCTTTCAAGTGTATCGGCTCCTAAAAGCAAACCACCTTTAGTTTTCTCTGGCATCTTAAAAGGTAAAACTAAAAGTCTCCAGCCAGTTGGCTGAGGTAATTTTGTAGTTTCTTTTGTTTTTAAACGTTCGTAACCATCAACTTCTTTTTGATGTTTTTCTTTATCTTCTTTTTCGTATTTCTCTGCCAAAGCGTTTTTATGCTTTGGGACTTCTGTTTTTTCCGAGATCGACGACTTTTCCGTCTGTTCCATCTTTAGCTCCTTTGTTTAGCAGGTTGGATATTTCCCCTGAAATAAATTGATAGGCGTGCGCCTGTCCTAACATGTACTTGTATTTTTCCATATTGTCAACACCACCACTCACCATTGCATTTGCAATTTGTTGATAGTTTTCTTTTAATTGTTTTTGTATTTTAGTTATTAAGTTTAGTTCATCTAACATTTGCTTTTTTACCTTTATTTACACCTTTCTTAATTATGTAATCCTGTGTGCCATTTGCTCCTGTCTCTACTTCTTTTTTAAGACTTCGAAACAGTTTTTTTTGTTTTTCTTCTTTTTCTTTTTTTATTGAAAAAGCTTCCAATACTTTTGTATCTCTCATTACACCAGTTATCCACGGAAAGCATTATATTGTCAAGACTTTCAAAAACCCTATATATCCATCTATCTAACATTTTCTATAACCTTTAATTTATCTTCTGCTTCCGCTATAGTTCCTAATAATTTATCTATTTCATCAAGATGTTGTGGGTGTTCCCCAATACCTACAGAATTAGATAAGTAAATTTTTAAAGTTACTTTGGCTTCAGCTATTTGAGCTTCATATCTTTTTTTAAGTGCTTCTAACATTTCCATCTTCTTCTAGCTTGACGTAGTCTAGAATTAGGATCTTTAGCAGCTTTAGGAAACTGTTTCATTTGACCAGCACTTCTTGCACAATACGATTTACGTCTATTTGCAGATTTAGATCCCGGTTTAACTTTACCTGTAACTGCTGTTTTTAATTTAGAACCAGGGTTCGCTGCTCTATAAGCTTTGACTCCTGCTTCTGTCATTCCCGCACCTTTGTCAGTTGCACGAAAATTTTTTTTATTTCTTTTAGGCATTACATCACCACCTCTTTTAAAACCAGTAAGCATCTTGCCGTAATATTTTTTATAACTTTGATTTTCGCCAGGACCGCCTTTTATAAAACTACCTGTATATTTTGTATTTGGCATTTTCATATTATTCCTCCAATTGCTTTTCGATCTCTTTTAGCAAAAGTTGCAACGTTAGTTGGTTTGGGACCTGTGTTGCTAGCTTGTCTTTTTCGTTTGACAGCACTCGCCTTTTGTGAGCTTGACATCTGTGTGGCTTTGGCAAGTGGGACGCATTTCGGATAAGCTCTCTTGCTTCCCTTTTGTCTTCCACAAGGTTGATACTTTCCATTTTTCTTTGGAGCTCCAATATCTACCCATTTGTCGTCCAACCACTTTTTTAACCCACTCATGAATTCTTTCCATAAGCATTTCCTTTACCTTTAGTGGCTACTCTACATATTCCACCGCTCGCTTTTTTAGTTCTACCT